CTGCACCCTGCACAGGAGGACGAGATGACGGAACTGGAAATGAAGACCGAAGCCGAAGTGGAAGACTTCACCGACGAGCTGTCCGACGAGGCGCTCGACCGGGCGGAGGGGGCTTTTGCTTCTTCTCATTCCTCCGGTAGCTGACCGCTGACGCTGCTGCGCCCTCCTGCTTCATGCGGTTGCATGCGGCGGGAGGCCGGGAGCAGCAGATCGGCTTTCTCATAACAGGGGATCTACCTTGGACAGCCTCAACGATAATCGAATCGGCTATGTCTGTGTTCCACGCGATTTTGTGGATCGGGCGACACAAAATAGTTTCACTTATAGTTGAGCCTGTCCCTTGTTCGGCCGTCTGCGCGAAAAGTGTCTGCAAGCGAAGTTTTCCGGACGGCATCCGACATGCGCGTGCGCGCGATCAGCGGCACACAACAGAGCGCAGGCAACGGACAATCGATTGGTCCGGAATTGGCTTGCCGACCGGACATCGGCCGACATTACAAAACCGATTGACCCAACTCTGGCATGGGGCTGTACGCGTTCGCGAAACGGATAAAATTAGAATCCAGTGCGACCAGACCTATTCAGCCTTTATGCCCGCGACCTTGATCACCCTCGCCCACTTTTCGGTAGCCTCCGAGAGGATCTTGCCGAATTCCGCCGGCGTGCCCCCCGTCACCGTGCCGCCCAGCTCGAGGATCCGGCCTTTGATCTTGGGGTCGGCGAGGGCGGCATTGAGCTGCTTGTTCAGCAGATCGATGATTTCGGCCGGGGTGCCCTTGGGCACGCCAATGCCGGCAAACCCGCTGGCCTCATAACCAGGCACGAACTCTGCAATCGTTGGAACGTCCGGCAGCACGTCCAGACGGGCCGCTGGCGTTACCGCGAGCGCGCGCAGCTTGCCAGCCTTGATCTGCTGGATAGATTCCGAGATGGGTGCGAAAACCACCTGTACGTGGCCGGCGAGCAGATCGGCGACCGCAGGCGCGCCGCCCTTGTACGGGACGTGGACCAGATTTACCCCGGCCATCATCTTAAAGAGTTCGCAGGTAATGTTCTGCGGCGTGCCCTGCCCGGCCGACCCGTAGTTGATCTTGCCCGGGTTGGCCTTGGCGTAGGAGATGAGTTCGGGCAGCGTCGTGACGGGGACCGACGGATTCACCACGACGACGTAGGCAAGCCGCGCAAGGTAGATGACCGGCGCGATGTCCCGAATGAAGTCGAAGCCGAGATTGCTGTAGAGCGCAGGATTGATCACATGCGGCGTCACCACCTGCAGCAGCGTGTAGCCATCCGCGGGGGCCTTGGCGACCGACTCGGTTCCGATGTTGCCGCTGGCACCGGGCTTGTTCTCGACGATGAATTGCTGGCCGAGGCGCTCCGTCAGCCAGTCACTCATCAGGCGCGCCATGATGTCGGTCGCCCCGCCGGCGGGAAAGCCGACGACGATGCGGGCCGGCCGTGACGGATAGGCTTGGGCCCGCGCAACGCCGGGCACGGCCGCCAACGAGGCAGCCCCCACGGCCAGATCCACGAATGTGCGGCGGGGAAATTTCAAGGTACTGCCTCCACTGTCTGCTGTGGCTCGGATATACAATCCTACTGGACGCCAAGCGGGAACAGACTACATCCGTGTTGTGAGGAAGTGGAAGAGGCCATTGCCTCCTCTTGGCACATCGCGTGTCAGTCCAGCCTGCTACCCAGGAGGCCCACTTGCGGCCCCAAAGCGAACCCGCGCAATCAGCCGCCGCCGGCCGATATGCTTCACCCGTTCCCTGCCGTTCAGCCGCCACGCGATGACGCAGAGCGCATAGAGCCAGTGCTCGTGCGCCGCGGCGCGGGCGAGGCCGACTTCCCAGCAGATCTCCTTCCACCGCGTCCCGCTGGCTCGTAGCCACGCGATCTTCGCATCGATCGGCTCGAGCCAGGGCATCCAGCCGAGCGCCGCCTCCATCCGGCTGATGGCAGCGGCCGGCGGCGGCGGCGGGCGCATCGGCTCCGGCGTCTGACCCACGAGGTCGCCGAACTCCACGAACATCGTTGGCCAGGTGCTGAAGTAGCCCTGCTTGCGGGGTGGCGGCAGGCGCCGCAGCACCGACGCTGCCTCGATCAGCCGCTCCTCGACCATCTCGGGTGTCCAGTCATTCATGGCGCGTCTCCTGCCGCCTGGGCTTCTGCCCGTACAGTTTCTCGCCGAGTTGGCGGACCAGCTCGCGCTCTGGCCATGTCAGCCGCTCGTCGTCGGCCTCGATCACCAGCACACGCTGGGCCTGCCAGCCTTCGCGCTTGATGTGTTCCGGCGGCCTGCGCTCGCCGCCGTAACCGCGAGGTGTCCACTTCATCGCGTCACCTCGTGCAGCAGGGCGGCGTAGCCCGCGATATCGAGGATCGAGTCCTGGTGCCTGGGATCGCGCGCCAGGCGCGTCAGCTTGAGGTCGATCATGCAGAGCACGACCTCGGCCGGCGTGACCGGGTGGCCCAGCGTGAGCGACCAGCGCGCCGCGATCGCTGCCATCGCCTTGTCCGGTGCGCCGTAGGTCTGGCTGCGCTCCGCCAGGACACCGGCGGCGTGCTTCAGGATGCTGTCGGTGCTCATCGCACGCCTCCCTGCGTCTCTGTGGCCCACAGGAGGATCGCCAGCGCGTCGGCCTCGTTGTCGTCGGCGGGATTAAACCCGCGGGCCCGGACCGCAGCGATGACGGCGGCCTTGTCGGCGTTGCCCTTGCCGGTGACATGCCGCTTGATCGTGCCGACGGGCACCCCCTGGTAGGCGATCGAGCGCTGCTCGCACCAAGCGGTCAGCGTCGCCAGCAGGCCGCCATGCACATGGGCGGCGTCGGTGCTGAGATGCCGGCGGACCTCCTCGAAGTGCACGACATTGATCGGCGAGACGTCCTGGACGATGGCCTCGAGCCAGGTCCGGAAACGCAGGTAGCGCATGCCGCCACCGTCATAGCGGTTGGCTCGGAACGACACCGTACCGCTGGCGATCACGCCGTCGCGGTTCCTGATCGCATAGCCGGTGGTCGTTCCCAGATCGAGCGCGAGCACGACGTCGCCTTCGTCCCCGGGAATCCTGGGCGCGGTGTAGTCGGCAACGGCATGTGGAGCGGGTCCTTCAGCATTCGGCAACATTCACAACCTCCCTTCAGAACGGCACGTCGTCGCCGCGCGCCCAGTCGGCGGCGGGCTTGCGGCGGATGCTGGTGACGGCAGCACCCAGAAACTGCTTCTTGGCTTCGAGAACGGCGTCGCCGAGGCTGGCGATCAGCGTTGCGATCTCGGCGACGGTGAACACCTGCCCTTCGCGGGCGACGTGGTGGGCTTCGGCTTCTGTGCGCACGAGCGAGACGATCTCGCCGGTGTCGGGCAGCACGCACTCCCAGACTTCGGGCGAAAGCGGCGTCTCGCCTGCCTTCCGTGCCGATCTATCCAGCGCCTCCCAGGCGCGGCGCATGCCGTCGGTGTGGATGCGGACGTAACCTTCGTGGTTACCGGCGATGGCCTGGTCGAGCCGATCCTTCTGCTCGTCGAACTTCGAGCGCAGCAGGTCCGAGACCAGGAGCCTGAGCCGGCCGACACCCCACTTGCGCTCCATGCCGACGGCGACCTGGTCGAGGCCGTCGACCATCGCCTGGATCCGGTAGGTCTCGGACGAGTAGACGTCCCGAGCCGCAACGCTCTTCCCGACGGTCGACCTAGCCATCCGAGCCCCCGGTGCTCGGGGCGTGTCCGCCGACGCCGGCGGAAGCCGGGCGGAAGCGGAAGCACGCCGCCTGGGGGTATGGGGGTATTATATCTCCGCCGACTTCCGCCGACTTCCGCCGAACTTCCGCCCTCACTTCCGCCACTGTCAGCCCGGCCATTTGATCACCTTCAGGCCCTTTCCTTTGGTCTTCGCGTCGTAGGTTTCCGACCGAAGCATCTGGTTCGTGAGCCAGTCGCTCAGCACGCTGCGGGCAACCCGCTTTCGCAGCCCCTGCTTCTCGAGCCAGGGCAGGATGTGACGATCGCTGTTTGGCCGTGAGCTGAAGGGCTCCCCCGCGTCCCAACGACGCTCGATCTCCTCGAAGACCTGCCGTGTCTTGTCCGGAGTGATGTCGGGGGCAGTGCCGCCATCGAACTGGTGCGGCACCATCACGCCGACCTCGTCGCCATTGGCGATCGTCACGCTGTGGCGCCGGTACCAGGCCGCCGCCCCGGAGATCAGGCCCAGGTTGGCCTTGGCGTCGTCGAGCCGCAGAAACAGGTGCCGCTCGTCCTTCGCCACCCCGTATTGCTCGGCGTCAGCGTCGCTCATGCTGAACAGGGTCTGTACGACGCGGGCGACACCGACGAGGGCACTGGCGCCCCGGGCCGTGTTCATGTTCCCGGCATGGCTGTCGGACGCGCCCTGTGGCGGCTTGGACGTGTGATGCACCAGCAGCACGGCGCAGTTCGCTTCGCGGGCGATCTCGCGGTACATGGCCGCCACGGACTTGATGTGCTCGTTGGAGTTCTCGTTGACCTCGTGGGTCTCGACGAACGGGTCGACGACGAAGAGCCCGATGTTCTCCCTCTTGATATGCGCGATGCAGGATTTGACGTCGGGCTGGCGAATGACCGTGCCTTGCTTGTCCAGGCGAGCCATCAGCAACGGCTGGTCGGCCCCGGAATTAAGTGCCACGCGCCCCTTCACCTCGTCGAAGCCGATCGCGTGGTACTGCAGCGCGGCGGCCAGCCTGCGCTTGAGCTCGATGAGGTCGTCCTCGATGTTATAGACCCAGACGCGAACCTGCTCGTGGACGCCCTCCCCGGTGATCTCCTGACCGGTTGCCAGCGCTATGGCGCGGGCTATGCCGTGGGTGGATTTACCGACACCGGCAGGCGCGACCAGTACGGTCAGATGCCCGCGGATCAGGGCGCGCCCGAGCAGCCATTGGCGAGACGGGAGCATCGCCACGTTCAGATGTTCCAGAAACGCAGGCCGCAGGGCTTCCGGGTTGGGCTCGGCTTCGACCTTGTGCTCGGGGTTGGGCATGTTCCATTTGCGCCGACCACCGGAGAGCATCTGCTCGGTCTCGCGCCGCGTATCGGCCACGGTGTAGCCGGCCAGCGTGAACGTCGATGCCAGGCTCAGGATTTCCTCGTCGGTCATGCCGCGCGAGATCCAGTGACCGACCAGGCGCAGCATATTGTCATGCCAGTGGTCGCCGGCGCGGATGGCAGCGATGCAGGCGTCGACCGACAGGGTCGAGGTGCCGATTTGTAGCGTCGGCGTCGTGGATGGAGTCTTGGACGGCGGGGAGACGCCTTCCCCGGTGGGCGGCGACAACACCGCCTGGGCCGCTGGAAACGCCCGCGCAATCTGCTCCGGCATGTAGACCTTCGGCCGGCCATCGTCGAAGTCGAGGAACTCGGTGCGCTCGATGACGCGACCTTCCTTGATCGGCCAGGCGATCGAGCCGCCCAGGCGCATGACGCGGCTGGGATTTACGACGGAGGGATCACCGTTGAGGGCCTGGGCCAGCGCTGCATTCTGCTGGCGGCACAGCTCGAGGTCGCGCAGCGGCGCTTCCAGCCGCCACAACATCTGGGCCCGCACATGGGGATGGCGCCCCGTGACCACGACGCCGGTCGGCGGGCAGCCGCGATTGCGGTAATTGATCGAGGCAGTTGCCGTGACGTCGTCGTCGATGTCGACGTAGAAGGCTGTGAGCGCAAAGACCTCGTCGTCCCCGCAGCGCCCGAACGGCGCGATGTCGGGTTGGCGGAGCGCCTGGCCGATATAAACGTTCTGTCCGGGCCTGCGATTTTCGACGACGGCACGTCCAACCAGTTCATCGAGTCCGTCGGTGCCGAAGATTGCGGC